CGTAGGCGGCTTCTGGGTCTGCGTCTACCGGCTTAGTTATCTCGTTAGAAAAGAGTAAGCCGCTTATCTTGTCTACTGTGGTCGAGTACTTAGACGGTCTCGCTACGAGCGTACTATCGCTCTTACGTAACATAGACACCTCGCCGAAAAGCTCGCCGTCGTCGCTTACGAAAGTACTCATTTTAAGAGCCGCTTCGATATACTGGTCGAGCTTCTTTACGAGAGTCGGGTCGTCTGCGAGTGCTTCGTAGTGTCTTCGTAATGCTTGGCGTATACTTACTCTCGTCTCTGTGGTATCAAGTCGAAAGCTCTTATCAGCTTGTAGCCGTACGTCTCGAGCTCGAAAGCTACCGCCCTCTCTCATCTTCTCGTAATACTGGTATTTGTTCGGTATAATGCGGTCTACTTGGCTACGAGCGTCTTCGAGTATCTTCGTAAGGTCGCCGCCCAGAGCGTTAAATTGCCGGTCTTCGACTTTCTTAAAGAAAGCGGTAAGAGCTTCGCTATATTCTTTCTGTAGCCGCTCGTACCTCTCTCGGGCTTCTTTCCACTTCTGAGAGCCGCTATTATACCAGTTATCCCATTGAAGCGTTGCGGCGTCGTTCGCTCTCTTGTTAGCTTCTGCGTAAGCCTTATACTCGTCGGTATTGTGGTAGGCGTCGAGCTCTTCTTTCGAGTAGACCGGCGTACCGTCTCTTACCTCTATCGGCTCTGGTTTGAGCTCTACCGGCTCGGGTAAGCGGCTCGCCTGTATACGCTCGTACTCTTCTTCGTCGGGCTCTGGGTCGTCTGGTCTGAGCTTAAGTATCAGAGCGTCGCACTCGTCGAGAAGCTTTTTATAGCCGTCGTCGATAGCCTGTACCGCTTTGAGCTCGTCGCTTGTAAGGTCTAATATCATATAGTTACCTCTCTTCGGGCTTTTCGCCGGTTACGAAGACGGTTAAAGTCTTATCGGTAATATAGTAAGCGTGTCCGACTTTCTGAGCTTTAAGCTTGCCGGTCTTAATATATCGCCGTACCGTATCGCAATTCTTACCGAGTATCTCGGCGGCTTCTTTGACGGTATAAGCCGTAGTAGTCTCTAATTTAATCATCGCTTACCCTCTCTTTCTGGTCTTCTTGGGCTTCTCTGGGTATTCCATGAGCTCGCTATCGTCGATAGGGTCTAAATACTGAGCGAGAGCTTCGTCGAGAGCTTCTTTAATCTCGAGACGGTTAGTAAAAGCGTAGTCTCTGAGCTTCTTTAAGTGGGTCTTACGTATCTTAAAGCTCATGGTAGTAAACTCGTCTACGTCGCTTACGGCGGCTTTAATGGTCTCTACGTCTTTCTCGCTGAGTACCGGCTCTTCTTTCTTCTCGTCTCTGAGAAGTGGATTTTTACCGAGTGCTTTCGCCATAGTGTTATACCTCTCCTTCTGTGGTCTCATGTCCCAGTATCTCGGCGGCGAGTTGCCGGTACTGTACCGAGCCTTTACTATTGATACTGTAGTTAATAACGTCTTTACCGTAGCTCGGGGCTTCTGCTATCTTCGTATTTTGGCTTATCTTGGTCTTAAATACTTTACCCTCGAAAGCTTGCTCGAGAGCTTCGAGTACGTCTTTATCTAAGTTACGTCTCTCGTCGTAGAAAGTGAGAAGTACGCCGCCTATCTCGAGCTCTGGGTTAAATCTCTCTTTTACGAGCTCTACCGTGTCTCTAATCTGGGCTACGCCTTTAAGCGGTAAGTATTGCGCCTGTACTGGTATGATTACTTCTGTAGCCGCCGTAAGAGCCATGAGCGTAAAGATATTTAAGCTCGGTGGGCAATCAATAAGAATAAAGTCGTAGCTCTTCTTAAGCTTTGCGAGAGCGTCTTTAAGAAGATAGTTACGCCGGTCTACCGCTACGAGCTCTATCTCACCGGCTGAGAGCCGTATATCGGTCGGTAGAATGTCGTACGAGTCTTTTACGTGCTTGGTCTTAATAGCTCGGTTAATGTCCTCGCCCTTAAGCACTTCGTAAGTAGTTATATCGCCGTCGCTGAGCTCGTCGAAGCCGCCGCTCTGGGATAAGCTACCTTGTGGGTCTATGTCTACGAGTAGACACTTGAGACCACAGCGAGAGAGAGCCGCACCGACGTTAATACACGTCGTCGTCTTCCCTGTACCGCCTTTCTGGTTAAGTAGGGTTATTACTCTCACGTAGATACCTCTCTTTCATTGATTTTTACCGCTTTATCTGCTATAATAAAGAGTGGCTCGGATATGCCTATACTTACTACGGTTACTTGGTCGTTTCTGTGGTGGTGGCGGTATTTTCGAGCTTTTTATATTTCTCGTAAAGCTCTTCTATCCGTTCTTCTAATTCCCAGATAGTACGGCACGTAAGCGTTATCGTGTCGTTAATCATACTTCTATGTCTGCCAATATCCCATACCTCGAGCTCTGTAAGGTCTCTTTCGTCGAGCTTGAAGTTTTCTACCACATTTTGAAGCATGGTAGGAATTAAGCTAAGATTTATCTCGGCTTCTGTAATGTCGTCGAAGACTCTAAATATTGTCTTACTGGTCTCTACTGTATTATTCATATTATACCTCGCTTTCTTAGAGACCGAGCCACTCTATCGAGTATTATAACGACTCGCTTCGAGATTGTCAATACCTTTACGCATATTATCAATAATACGGATAAGACGAAAAAGAAAAGAGAGCCGGTATAGCCCTCTCTTCTGTGGTCTCGTGTTTAATCTTCTGCCGGTTGTACGTCGGTCGGCGTATCCCCTCTCGGGGCGTCTTTCGTGTAGATAAAGAGCTCGCCGTTATAGTCGTCGGTAGTGTCGAGTCGGGTTATCTGGTAGTACTTGCCCTTATACTCGATAAAGTCGTACGTCTCTAAGTCGTCTCGGTAGTTGAGTACGAAGAGTCTCGTCTCGCCTGTACCGTAAGCGTGAGCCGTGAAAGTGAGCTCTTGCGAAAGCTGAGAAGCATAAGCCCAGAGAGCTTGGTTGGTAATGTACTGATACGTAGTAGTATAGAAGCCGCTACTATCTCTCTCGCTATGCTTCGTAACGAGCTTTACTTTCTTGTCTTTCTTAAAATAGAGACCGTTCTTAGTCTTAGCCATATTATCACCTCTCTATAGTATCTAAGTACTCTTGGTAGTGGTCTGTAAGCCCTACGTAGGCGTCTAAGAGACTCGCTAAGCCGTCTATACGGTACTTTGCGCTCTGAGCCTTTACCGGCTGAATATTGCCGTTTACGTCGGTCTTAATGCCGGTATTAGTGATACACCACTTAAGAAGACTCGAGTTATTGTAGTTAATCTTCTTAGCCTGTAGGTCTGCGCCGAGCTTCTGCATAGGTAGCGAGAGCGTCTTTACGCCTTGGTAGCATTTTACGAGATTAAAGCCGTAGCTCTGCATTTCTTGCACCCAGTACGCCGCCGAGTAAGGGTCGTAATAAATCCATGCCGGCGTTATGTCGTACTTCTCTACCATTTCGAGATACCACGCCGTAACGTCGCTATAATTTATCTGGTTGCCCTCGCATAGTCTCAGAAGACCGGCTTCGTACCATTTATCATAGGGTATTTTTTCTTCTGCTACCCTCTTCTCGAAGTGGTCTTTCGGTAGCCAATACATCTGGGTAACGTACCTCTTCTCGTTCTTATCCATGAAGAGAAGCGTAGCGGCGGTAAGGTCGCCGACGCGAGATAAATCGACGCCGCCTATAGCGTAGAAGCCCTTAAAGTCGGCTATATTAAAGGTCTCTTCGTTATTTATGTCGTCGAAAGTGAGCCACGTACTCGCTACGGTCTGTATCACGTTAAAGTCTTTTACCAGTACGCCGGTAAGGTCTCTCGGGCTCTGTTTTGCCCTCTCTACCTTGCTTATAAGGTCGTCGAGCTTCTTAATATGTCCGAGACTCGGGTTAGCTTTTTCCCACTTCATCGGGTCGAGCCACTCGTCTTTACTATCGAGCTCGTAGAGTATCGGTAGAAAGTGCTCGTCGGTAATAGTACCGTCACAGACGCCGACGGCGTACTTATACATATCGTCGAAGATACACTCTCTCACAGTACCGGCGGTAGTTATCGTCACTAAGAGCGGTTGACGTCTTGCGCTCTGTGATTGCTTCATTACCTCGTAAGTATTTCGGTCTTTGATACTGTGTAGCTCGTCTATGATTACCAGAGAGCTATTAAGACCGTCGAGAGTGTCGCTATTTCTGCCGAGCGGTTGCATTTTCGAGAAAGTGAGCGGAAAGTATAAGTCGCTCTTTCGCTTCTTCGTAATGTCTAAGAGCTCTGGGCTTTGGCGTACCATATTACAGACTTCTTCATAGATAATACGAGCTTGGTCTTTCTTAGAAGCTACGCTATAGACTTCTGCACCGGCTTCTTTATCGGCGATAAGACAATAAAGAGCGAGCCCAGAGAGAAGCGTCGATTTACCATTTTTACGAGCTACGTAGAGCATAGTCTCACGGTAACGTCTCTCTCCTGTGGTCTCATGTATGAAACCGAAAAGAGCCGATATAAAAGCTTTCTGGAAAAGCTCGAGCTTTACAGGCTTACCCGCCCACTCGCCTTTACTATGCTTACAAAATCGCTCTATAAATTGTATCGGCTTCTCGGCTCGCTTCTGGTCGAAGATATAGCCGCCGCTCGGCTCGTGTATGTCTTTACTGAGCTTCTCGTATTGCCGTCTTATACGATTACCTACGATACACTTACCAGAGCGTATAGCGTCTAAGTACTGGTCGATATAATTACTCATGCTTCTTTTAAGAAGTCGTAGACGGCGTTACTCTTCTCGGCTTCTGCACTCTTACCCATAAGGTCGGTTAATTGCCGGTACATCACGCTATAGCGTTGTACGGTCGTATTATAGGCTTTAAGAGCCGGTGACTCTCTTAAGAAGTCTTGCTTGCCTTGCTGAAAGTGTTCTACCTCGCCGGTCTCGGCTATCTGAGCTTTGAGCCGCTCGAGTGTCTTTTCCATAAAAGTAAGCTCGGCTACCAGTTTCTCGCCGATAGTACGCTTATCTTCTGGTATTTTCCTTAAAATCTCGTCGAAAGTAGTCTCTTTCTTCATGTCTTACACCTCGCACCCTCTGAGAGCCGCTTAAATGCCCTTATACGGCGTTTTAGCTCTTAGATGAAGATTTATATTACCTTGCTCGTAAAAGTCGCTCTACGAGCTTTCTACGGCGTCGTTTTTTCTGGGTTATCCATGAAGCCACAGAGAAGAGCCCGAGCTCGCTCTACTACGTCGTCTATCTGGTCTCTTTGCTTCTGGTAGGTCTGAGAAGCTACGCTCTCTTTCACCTCTGAGACGTTACCGGCGTCGTCGAAGACCGTTATATCGTGTCTGAGACCGTGCTCGGCGTTGTGGCAATCAATACAGAGAGCTTCTAAGTTATCTGGGTTAAGTGCGATAGTCGGGTCGTAGACGTTCGACTCGTTAAGCCATGTCTTATGGTGGCATATCTGAGCCGGTTTACCGCACCTCTCACAGATATAAAGCTTTGAGCTCATGTAAGCCGCCGAGACTCGCCGCCACTCTTTCGAGTTATAGAAAGCCGTATTACCGTACTTACTCGGCATAGCTACGAGCTCTCACGCTCAGAGCCTTAAGAAGAGCGTTAATAGTCCTTGTGAGACTCTGGTCGTCTGCATGGTCGCTATAGTACCATTGAGTAAGTAGTAAGCCCTCTACGGTCTTTACGAGCGGCTCGGCTACTTGGTAGTCTTCACTTAAGCCGGTAGTCGTCTCAATATAGCTCGGTAGAGCGGCTACCAGAGCACTTATAAGCTCGTCGTTATTGCCCTCGTCTACGTGTAAGACGTTACAAGCTTCGGATAAAGTCATATTATTACCTCGCTTTCTAAAAAAGAGAGCCCGATAGCGTTATAGCGTGTCGAGCCCTCTCTCGTTATTCTTAGTCGGCTGTAGTTACTGTGATAGTTACGGTAGTCTCGTCGCTGAGAGTCGCCGTACCGCCACTTACTACGCCGTCGGTAAGCTCGAGCTCGATAGCCGTAACGTATGCGCCGTCGTCGCCTTTTGCGCCTGTAATGTTAAAGCTACTCTCGATACTTCCCAGTACACCGGCGATAGTCTTACCGCTCGGCTCTGTACCGGCTGTATTGAGCTTCTTACCGAGCTTTTTAAGTGCTTTTACGATAGTCATACGCTTACCTCGCTTTCTTAGCTCTGCTTCTTATGAAGTCTTACGAAAGCTTCAGTAACGAGCGGCTTACAATCGGCGATAGCCATAGCTCTATAGTCTACGACGCCTTTCTTAAAGCTCGACTCTCTCGAAGACTCGATAGTAATACCCTCGGGCAAGTTGTAGCCGAGATACTTAGAGTAGTTACCGAGATAAGCTTTACCGTCGGCGATATTGTCGTCGATAACGACGTCGAAGCCGAGAATTTTACCGATAGACTCGCTCTTAGGGTCTGCGATAAAAATAGGTCTGCCGGTATCATCTACGAGACCGTAGAAGTAGTTATAGAGCGTAGCGTTATTCATCGCCCACTTTGCGCCCTGTGAGTACCCTCTCTTAAGAAGAGCTACGACGCTAACTACATCGCCGTAAGTAAGGTCGCTCGCCGCCGCTACTTCGACTTCGTTCTTAGTGCTACCGGCGGTCTTTACCCATGTAATACCGCTCTCGAGTCCTGTACCCTGTCCGCTACCAGTACCGTTAATAAGAGCGTAAGCGAGTAAGTCCATAACGCAAGCTCTGAGCTCTTCTACGATATAGCTCTAGAAAGCGTTAATAGACATCTTACGAGCCTTTTCAGAGATAGAAAAGACTTTCATAATCTCGTAGCCGTCGAAAGCTACCGCCGATACGGTAACG